CGTATGCTAAGAAGTTTGCTGCTGTGAAGAAATCCTCAGCAGTATTATTGTTGGGTTTTTGGAAAATGTTTACAAGACGATCTTCAGAATCAACCAATACACGTGTACCAGCTGGACCCCAACGGAACTGACCTACTAAACCACCTTCTGTGGTTGCTACGGCAGGCACTACCGTTGTGAGATCAATCTCACTTACATTAACTCCAGGACTTACTTGGAAAGGCATTGCTATTCTCCTTAAAAAATAGAGTTTTTATAGTTATTCAACTGATGATATTTATAAAAACCTGATGTTTAGTAATTGTCAAAGTTCCCAGCAGTCACATACCCATTAACATCAAATGGCTCTTGCGTGGGATACTCAATAATATTTTCATCTGGAAGTCCATCATCATGGAAACCAAATGGCAATAAATTGTCCATCATCTCTTTCTCAGATTTTTCTTTTAACTCAATCAGTGTATTAATGTCTGTTATTTCTTTAAAGTATGCTTGATCAGACAACCAAGCAAATAAAACAAGGCACATGACCAGATCATCATGCGCACCCGACTCAGCTTCAAACGAATTTCTTTTCCTTGAAAATGTAGACAATTCCTTTATTGTTTGAAAATCATTTATTATCAACTGGTCTTGTTCAATTAAAAGTTTTAAAATTGAACAGCCAACCGACTTAACTGTTTTTGTTGTTCTTATACCCTTATCGCAACGCTTACTATATCCAGCAGATATTCTTTTACCAGATCTTCCTGCGCTTTCGGTGAACAGTATGTTCTCATATTCAAATTCAAAATGTAGCAACTCAGCAACCTGCTCACCAATATCATTAATTTCTATCAGGGTTGTTGCGTCATTATACGATTTACACGCTCTATATATTACTTCGGCATATTCTGCTGGAGTGATATAGTTATCTCTATACACACAAACTTGCCTATATGGCATTTCAGTTACATCTATAATCTGAAATGCGGAATAATCTAATCCTTTACCACGAGAAACGTCAACAACGCAAGCGTATGCTCTGCCATCTTGTTGCCTTTCATACTGTTTCATCGTACCGTTATCTATAGCTGGTTCTTTAGTTACCATTGATTTTAGCTTACTGCCTTCAATTAATGTACCCGAACTCCCTAAGAACTGGCACTCATATTCCTGGGAAAACTTTTCATAATCAAAGTCCATCGCCTGTAAGGTTTCTAGCTTCCACTTATCATCTCTTCCTGGAACATCCTTCCACAAAACTTCGACAAACTCATATCCATTAGTCCCTTCTTTTGCGCCTTCGCATGTTTTGTAGAAGTGATTCAATCCGTTTGGGGTTGACGTTAGTAAGATCTTAGTAGTATCACCAGATGATATTGTTGGGAATACAGAAGCAAAGAACTCATCCCAGTTCTCTACGAAAGCAGTCTCATCAATATATAGGAAGGATACCGACTTACCACGAATACCAGATGAAGAAGTCGCAGCAGCAATAATTTTACAACCATTCTCGAACTGAACAGAACCTTTGTTCCATTCAACTACACCTTGTTGCATCCACTGCGGCAATGCTTCGTACGCAATCTTGATACGATCAAGAATCTCACGGGCAGCATCACCTTTGTTGGCTAGGAGCGCCACAGTCTTATGCTCTTGGAAAAGTATAAAGTGTAGGATAACTGCCACGGCAGTTGTGGTCTTACCAGCCTGTCTGGAAGTTACAACAGCAGCACGCCTATTATGAGAAATCTTATTAATAATCTCACGCTGATAATCATAAAGGTTCATGGGTATCAACCCGTGGTCAACGTGTACTATTTGAATATACTTTTCGGCAAAATAGATCGGGTCTGAGGAACACTTTATAAATTCCTTTACATGATCATGCTCCCATTGTATCTGAACGCCTTTGCGCTTTAAGAGCTGATTTCCGTTGTATGTTTCACTAGCCACGTGAAACTACACCCTCTTCCCACAACCGCTCGCGATTAGCGAGATGTGCTTCTTTGATGTCATCTTTACTTTGACCATGATACTCAACCGCATGACCTTCCTCAATCATAACCTGAGTAACTGGGCGCCAAGTATCAGTGTCATGACAGTACACATCAAAGTCGCCAAGAATACGACCAAATTTCCCCTTCATGTCCTCCCCAGACTTACTCACTTGCGTTCTAAGGACTGATGTTTTTCCGAGTAACCCTTTGAGCCTTTCTTTAGCAGCTAAACCAAACTTCTTTTCGACCAAGTCACGAGTTCTAGATTCAGGAGTGTCAATTCCCATGACACGGACACGCTCATCGCGCATCCAGATACCAAACCCTAGATCGATGTCCACATCTACAGTATCGCCATCTACTACCTTAACTACATTACATTTATAATCATACATCTTCATTATCGCCTTTAATTAATTTTTGTAACTCAGAAGTGCTTCCTACGAATAGTGCGTTAGTAACATTATTTGGACCTTTGGATTCATCTTCTTTTCTGAGAGATTTTACTTTCTTTTGTATTTCGAGTAAATCTTTATTAGCATCAACTAGCGTCTTTGTCAATTGAGAAACAACCTCAAATGCCCTTGGGTGCTCGCTGGCTTTTGCTAAATGGACTAATTCGTCAAGAGCAGAAGTGCCTTTTTCAATTACATCGTAAAGGTTTTCTCTTGCGTATGTATAATCCTTTGCTATATCGTCAGGAAGGTCGCTTCGCTCTTCGCGAACTATTGGTGGTTTTCTATCATCTACCAACTCTGATTCCACATCAAATATTTCATTCAAATTGTCTGTTACTATATTTTTCATAATTAATTCTCATGTATTTATCTCAGCTTTCCATCAAAGAAATCTTCGCTGTCAAAGGCAAATCCATATGTAGAATTTGCTGTTATTGAAGAAGCTGCTACGCTAGCAGTAGAACTTGTTGTTGGAGAACCATTAGCCAATTGTCCAGGAGTTAATACTAATCTTTTATTTGGACCCTTATCCAAATCCACTAGAGTATCACCGTCAGCAACATTAAAGTCAACAACAGTTCTCTTAATTACGCCCTTATTGGAAACTGGACCGAAGATATATCCCTTAACAACGAAGTTAAATGAATATATGATAGCTCTGCGGGTTTGAAAATCAGCTTCATATGTATCTTCAATGGTCATTCCCTGAAGAACTGTAGGTATGTCATAATATTGGTCCATATCTGGGACCAACTTCATACTGTGCGTAAACTCAGGTTTAAAGTATGGAAGTATTTGCTCAACAACTTGTACGGCATCTTCATTATTAGCGAACATGCCTGATAGTGTAATGCTTATGTCATATGGAACTGGAGCAAACTGAGACTTCATAAACCTAGACTCTTGCTCACCAACTTGAGTATTTCTCTGCATTTTATTAACAGTTCTAGTCGGTGCATATGACATATCAGTTATTTCGAAAGACAGCCTCGGAAGTTGTGTTGCTACTTGCCTATCAAGGTTTGGGTCTTGATTCAATCTAGCCAAGAATTTTTCTTTCGGTCCATATGCTATCGGGACTTTAATTCCTTGAGTTCTCTTTCCTAGTTTATCATAACGAACAATATCAATGTCATTAAACATTGAGCCAAACATCACAATATATTTTCGAATCGCACCGTGGTAGTAGTGATTGCCAAACATTACCAACTATCTCCTTCACTAAATGGGTTCATTTCGCTGAAGTCAATAAAGTCTATAGAGTCGGACTTGAATTGTTCGTTAGCTGCGCCCTTATCATTCGTTTCTGCCAAGCCATCATGATCGCCTTCAAGGTTAAACGGCAGCAACCCAAGACCAGTTTCTGTGACAAGGGCAGATCCGTCTTCAAGGCGCAACTCATTGAGGAAGTCACCGCTATATGCATCTTCAATAGAATCAATTGCAGCAATTCCTGTATCAAGCCTTTCATGACTATATTCAAACAATTCACAACGAATGTCATATGTTTGTAACGATCCCATTTGATAGAATACAGCTTCGTGTTCAACAAACTTGATTTCAAATACTTTGTTATTTAATGGGAAATATATCAAATCGCCTTCAGCAGGTCGACTTATTTGTTTGGTGGTATCCGAAACAAATAACTCTTCACCAAATCTTCTGCGAGAAACAGTAAGAACCATTTCATCACGGATCTCGATATTAAATTTAGAAAGGAAGTCGCCCTCTCCCTCGAACCCATCGACTGACTTAATATACATCTCTATCAAGTATGCGTCATCAAACTTAGATAAAGTGTCCTCACCGAACACTAAATCTTCATCAACAACAGTTCTTGGGATGTAGTAGCAATCAACTCCGTATATTTTAATAGATTCGATAATCAAATCTTCTATAAGGGTTTGTTCACCACTAAACGCATGATTATTAAAATACAAGTTTGTAGTTGGCATAAATCTAGCCTATCATATCCATGGCGGGCATGGAGAAATTCTTCTGCACTTCTTCTTCGAGCTTTTGTATTTCTTCGGTTGCCTCTTGCCAAATCGTTTGACCATTAAATGTCACACCGCCTGGAAGTTGCATTCCTTCAAACTTTTTAAGGTTTTCGCCCCACTGCCTTTTAATCAGCGCAGTTGTATATTGCCTTAGCCACCAGTCACCCCAAACGCTTGTGTTTGTGCTTGTATCTAAGACTTTATAACACTCGATAATGATATATGTTCCAACTGGCGCCCTTAAACTCCAGTCCATATCAATATGAATCTTATCAGTATGACGATTATACCTTAATGGCTGTTTTCCTACAAGAATCTCTTCAAGCATAGCGATTCTTTCCATTGAAGATACATAGTTCTGTAACTTCTCACCAGCCCAATCATGAACTTCGTTTAGGGTTATTTGGTATCTAAGATTGAATAGGTTGTTAGCTTGTAGCCCTGTTCCTATTGGGAATATATTGATAACACCAGTTACAGTGTCGTCAGCTGTGATGTAGCCATTGTCGATATCTGTTTGAGTGACTTGGTGTTTTAAATATGTACGCTCGGTGCCGTCATAGTGATAATCCCGATAGAACGCAAGGGCATCATCGATTCTATCGTCAACTTGATCATCGTCAACATTAATTTCTACGACAGGCGCACCAAGTCTACGAAGGCAATAATCTTTTAATTGTGTTCTAGATGCGGGGTTCGCCATATTAAGAGTCTCAAATTAGTTTATTCTGACTCTATTTATAACAGTTCTAACCTCTATTATTCTGTTGGTATGGCGGATAAAGAATTGGCGCCAACCCAATTATCCCAGTCTTCAACATATGCCTTTACGTCACGAAATGTTTCCGTTTCCATATCATACGAAATGCCAAACTGTTGTACGTGGAGGTCATTGACTTCGTTTCCATATGGGAATGTCAAATCTGGCTCTTGCGAACAATATTCTCTTATTGAACGAGGTGAGAGTAATACATATGCGTCAACATACCTACCTTCATATGAATCGACCCCATCATCAGTATGCGTAACCCCGAAATAAATTACTGAGTTCTCATCCCCAGAAGGGACTCCAAGAAAAGGGGTGAGAGCTCTCGTGATTTTCAAGTACAAATCTGGATAACATTCTTTATATTCAGTGGCGGTGTAGAAGAATTTAGCAGAAACTGTATTAGATGATTGATTGAACTTTAGACCATAAAATCTCTGACCGCCTATATTGTGCGTAGTCGGTAGCCCAAACCGCAACTTAGTTTCGTCTGGTGGAACTTGCATATCATAATACGATATGATGTCAGAAGAATTATATGGAGCTTTGGCAGACGAATATGCAGCGACAAGATTATTATTGGCACGCCTATAATTATCATCTACAATATTTGGCCAATTAGATTGCAATGTTTCCAAATATGTGTTTGCCGTTGAAACCCTTATATTATAATCTTTTCTATAAATCGAACCATTTGAATAAACATTCTGAACATAGGGGAATAAATTTCTAGAAAGTTTCTCTAGCATAAATTCTTTTCTTGGTTGGGCATATCTTACTTGATCATACTGACGTTTGGCTTCTTCGATTACCTTTGCGTTACTGCTTTGGTTTTTTCTAGAATGAACAACCTGCACGCCATCCGAACTTGTCAAGACAACACGCTTACCATTAATACCAATATTAACATCAAATTCAATATCAGACAAAACATTTCTCCTTAGTCATATATTTCAATAAACCCATCTTGAATGGGTCTGTTCGCGAGACTATTTATAACCCCATCGCCGAAGATTGGCTGGTTTGGAAACTCAGCTGGTCCACGGGCATTTACAATAACTTTCCAATAATTGGTACTAGAATTTGGTCCAGTAACAGGTCCAGCATCTAGTATAGTAACTGACCACGTAGGTGTTTGAACGTTGCTTTGATCGCCCCAGTCATCTTCCATAACATAATCAGGAGTACCTGAGTTAGTTGTCTGACCAACCCAAAGTTTGACTTTGGAAACTCCAGGGAATTTTGGTTTGTTTGCCGCAGTTGATGCGCCAGACGCTATATAGAACTCTACTATAAATCCATTCCAAGTGCCCCCTGAAGATCCATATTCATAGGCTGAGATCATTTTTATGCCATTCTCATCATATGCGCTACCAGCAAAATACCCACCATTCCAAGTAGAATCGCCAAAAGATCCAGCAGTACCCTTCCAGGATTGAGATGTATTGGTCCAACCTTTATACCTAGAACCACCATACCAAAAACTATGATATGGCTGACCTGAAGCAACCTGTGATGGCTCAGTTTGCCAATGTTGAGTTCTTACACCGCCCCATTGTTCAAAGCCATAACTATCTGATGTCACACCATCATAATAAAATGTTGTTCCATATGCATATTCATTGTGTACGCAATCAAGAGAAGTTGAGTGGAGAAGTTTTTCGGTTCGGGTTTTACCATAATAATCACTAAGTTTTATTTGACCAGAAGCAGGAGTTCCACTGATCGCTCCAGTCATAGCCCCGTTGCTGTAAAAATCGGTCATTTTAACATTTTCTTTAAAATAACTTCTACCAATGCCTTCAGCTAGACCGTTCGGCTTTTCAGTCGTATATGAGTACACCTTCACAGTATATCCAGATGTCATTTGTATAGGTTGCCCTAGCTCGAGATAGTCTTCCTTAGTGATATTCCACCAAAATATATGGTGAGATCCTGTTGGTGCGGTTACGGTTGATCCGATCCCAGTATTACCATAATCGTCGCCCCATGGATGATAGCCTTCACCATGGTATAGATCTTGTCCCCTACCATTAATAACATTCGCATTATTCAATGTGTAATATAATGATTTATTTGTCCCCGAACCCGAATTATTGTTTATTCTTATAGCCCCAAAGAAATCATCGCCAGAGAAAATCTCATCTGAATTAACAGGATAGTTGTACTTTGCTGATTTCGTATAGCTGGTCGTGGTGGATGAAGTTCCCGTGAACCAATCATACGAAAAGCTGGTTACTTTCCTCTGCATATCTGGCATTTGAATGGCGCAGCAAAGAAAATACCTTTCTATGTCGTTCTCATCTGTCCCACCACCCCAGAACAATGACCTAATGGTTCTACTCCCAGTAGAGTCGGGGAATGATGCGTAATTTATTACTTCCGTGGGGTTCGGGTTTGCCCCTACAGGGGCGGTATAACTGGCGCCATAAGTTGACTGGTTTATTTTACCAAAGGTCTCATCGATAGCATGGTTATATGCTACTGGGTTTTCATACAAGAAAGACCCCAGGTCGACCTTATTCTGCGTATCGACCCAAAGACCACCGCCACGAAAATCTCTTACATAATTTGGCTGGGCTCCTGGATACTGAGTCACCGATCTTTGTTCAAACCCTCCAATATCGCCGATAGCAGTGGTAGAGTAAGGTAACGACGATGTTTCATTTCCAGAATAATTAAAAACACCCCAATTATTAAACCCATACACTAGAAGAGAAGCAAGGGTTGTGTATCCGGAAGAATGACCTGAACTGCCTACATACTCTTTGATGGTGTATGTCCCACCGTTTTGAGCATGCATTGAAAAGCTAGCAAGCTGTGACCCTAAACTCAATGCTCCGCTGGAAAGGTTTTTATCGCCAATAAGGGCAATAGGATTACCGCTAGAAACCATTGTGCTAGAAAATGAATTAGGCATTTAAACCTCTCCTGTTTACATTAAACTGTGACATTTCAGCACCTATTTATAACAGTTTGATATTGTTTTTTTTTATTATATATTCAATGAGACCCGCAGCAAGGATGCTTTTCTGAATTGATTTTTTGCTGTATTGATTTTTCTGATGCATTTGCTGGATGATCTACCTTATGTGCGTGGTCACTATCACCAACAACAACTGTAAATTCATAATTCCCAGAAGATCCTAAACTATTAGGGGTGTATTCTTTAGGATAATCCACTACCAGTAATGGCAACTCATAATTATTAATTATACCCATCTTTTCATATTCATCAATAGATTTATTAAACTGTACCATCCAATCCCAATTAGTACCGCCTTGAACTTCATCGTAAACAGTTCCTGGAACCCTTTGATCATATATGTAGGTTGCTGGATATTCGTTGTTCATTCTGAAGTCGATATTTCCTAATGATGCTTCATATTTAAGTAAGTGGTAATAGAGAGTATCTTCACCTACCCTTTGCCCTTCTGGATATTTGCATAGTGCTGCAGCTTTTTTTGATAAAAAGGTTATGCGGTGGTGCGACTCATCACCATGAAAGTGATTGTCAGCATTTCTGTAAAATTTCTCATTAGCTTCGGCATAAATCTTAGCAACATTTTCTACTAATCCATTACTTATTAAATTAGACTCTAGACCATCAACATCAAATTTGTCATATTCAAAAGCAAAATACCTAATGTATCTTGTAGGTATATCATATGTTCTGTCGTAAATGTATCTATTTTTGTCTTTGTTAAATTCTTCTGATCTTAAAAAATCACAACCAAAATCAACACACTTAGATATTTGATTAAATAACCCAACGGCATCTGGTGGAGAATCTGTATTAGCTATGTTATTATAAACCCAAACGCCATGTGGTGTTAGATAGTCATCACCGTCAACTAGAACCATGTAATCATTTTCTGAATCTAAAAATAATTGCAGTACTGAATTCTTGCCATGAGCAGCAGTGCCATTAGATTGCGTTACATAATACTCTATATTTTCTTTCTTACAATATTCTGATGCAGCATCTTCATAGTCGCTATCTAACGTGTTTATGATTACAACCAAATCATCCTTTGGTATATTACTATATTCCATTGATGTGTGACGACTCAAGGCGCATAAATCTCTACTAGTTAGAATGTAAAATTTTAACTTACCCACTACATCAAGTCTCCATCATAACGCTTGCTCCATAGTGTTAAGCTGTACTTGACACCTTCTTCCAATTCAGTACAGGCGTGACCGTGTGTGACCTGCCCTGGAAAGATTATAGCTTTACCGACAGGAATATCTTTATTTGATATATTTTGCCTAGGGAATATCAAATCAGCGCCTTTGTAGTCATCATTTAGTTTAATAGAACCAGTGACCAAACTCGCATCTGTATGTAAATTTAGTTTTCTTTGAGTATCCAGAGAATATCTCATAGCAAATGCATCCCTTAAACCATACATCTTCATAGGAGGATAAAACTCTTCAATTATTGGTGTTACATTATAATCCCAATGATGTACTATCGAGTCCCAATAACCGATTTCTTTTAACCTTATCTCTTGTGCTGGGAAATTATCAGTTGGTAGAGGTTCCCAACCGCCATGCCTATCTGCTATGGCAATCATATCTTCGCATTGATGCTGTGTCATAAAATCAATAACAAACATATCTTCACTTATCTTATCTATTCCCCCATAATTGGGAAGGTATAGCATAGGAGACTTAGATTTTATTACAGAATTTAAACTATCATACTTTTTCTTAGCTTCAGAATCGCCATTGCCATGATAAATACAGGAAACACAATTAGTAATTGGGTTGTTGAACATACCATTCTGACTAAACGAGACTTGATCTTCATGGCATTGGAATATATATCCTTCATAATCCAATCCTATATCGTAATTTCCCGAAAGAAATAATTTTTGAAAGAATAATTGATCATCATCTGAATCGGCAAGAGAAGAGTCGTTTAACATAAGCTTCAACTCTCTAACTTGAGCCATAAATATTCCGCTGTTTAAATAATGATATTTTGTTCGCTGGTCGTCATTTTCTCTTGGCCAGTTTTCAAAACTTGATGCAAGAGATTTATCTGGCCAGCAATTGCTTTCCGCAGCAAATAAAACTCTTTTCCTATAGCCAAGATATCTTCTGGTTATATCTTCAATGTCAGAATTATATAAAACATCATATGCGTCTGTGAATAATACAACATCATTTTCTGGCAAATCTTGTATATAATCCCTGACAAGATTGACCTTATGTCCACCTCCTGGTCCAACCATATCAGTACCTTCCCACTCCACCATATTCCCAAGGTTTTTTGGGTATATTCCATTTACATTAGCCGAAGACATCATATCCGAACATTTCTTTCGATCAGTTCCTACTGTTATAGGGTGTACATTAAAATCTATAAACCAATCTGTTTCATTATAAGGCTCAATATCTGAACCCAGTTCCTGCCTCAAAGCCTGCTTGAATACGTCTTTCTTTAATGCGCAAGGGTTTAAATGCTTTAACATTAGGGGAACATATTCATCATCAGGAATTATATTCGTGATCAAGTCTGTATCCACTAGAATTCTAGCAGCCTCAGGCGTCAATATATATGCTGTCAGGTTATATGGATATGCAGGGACTTCAATCATATCGTCAATAGGCACGACCTCATGGGGGTGATTTTCATTTCTTTGAAGGTAGATTATATTATATTTCTCTGCTAGCGATTCGTAATACTCTTCATCATAAATATCAAGAACAATAGCATCATCTTCAATAATCATCATAGGTTCATCTTGGTTTG